AGCCTATACACCACGTTAGCATGCTTTCCAGCTCTGCTCGTAGTGTTCGTGTGCCAACTGCACGTAGCCGATTGAGGGTCTCTGGAGTAAAGAACCCTCCCTGTAATAAATCCGCCAGCGGTTTACAGGTTAAACGGTGTGGCGCTTGCTCCCAGAGCGAGCGCCAGACCAAGGAGACGATTCACAACGGGTTACAGTTGCTTCGGGTCAGGTACGGTTTACCGTACTCTGAGCTACCGGACTGTGACCCTTCATCTCTCGGTCGTTTCCACCTCTTCCTCTTGCAACAGGGTAAGGAGCGGACCTCTGTTGCCTTCCCTCGACGTCAACGTCGGGGGGAAGATGGTCTCTGTCGCCTGCAGAGACTTGGGCGTCGTGCCCGCTGGGAGCTCGCTCTCAGCGCGGCATCAATTAAGCGCAACCTGCCTCCAGGTTGCCGTACGCACACTCCTTCCACGCGTTTTTCTTGGGAACAGAACGCGTGCTCTCAACCTCCCCCCGTCGATCCCGAGTATCTTGCACACGTTCGTCGTGTGTGTACTCGTATCTTCTCGTCGGGTTGGGATGGTCGGTATGAGTCTTTCGTAGGCTCACACCTTCCTAACCCAACCGCGCGTAAACCCTTGCGATCAAGGGCCGACCACCTCTGGGCCGGGCGACGAGAAGAGTTTATAGCGAAATGCAGAGAAGAGTCCGTTGGCATGGACTCTATGTCATGTCGCTACAAGGAAGTCCAGTCAGCTGGTAAGAAGCGTCCCCTCCTCATTTTCGATGAGGAGGTTGACCTTCTAGCTCCAGTGCATCGGATGGTTTACAACCATCTCGACCGTGCCACTGATTGGCTCCTTGTCGGTCCCCCGACCGATAAACGGATCGATTCTGTCTGTGTAAACAAGGTCCAGACTTCAGTCGACCTTGTTTCGGCAAGTGACGGCCTCTCTCACGAAGTGAGTAGAGCGATCCTTGATGCCCTTTTCTTCACGTCTGTGAAGATACCTCGTAGCATACGACGTCTGGCGTATGCTTCTCTTGTGCCCACTTTTGAGCGCGAGGATGGTAGTCAAGGAACGGTCCGACACGGACAGAACATGGGGTCCTACCTCTGCTTCCCCCTTCTCTGTCTTCATTCTTACTGTGCTGCCTCCTGGGCTGCGCGGTTTGATGAAGGCTCACGGTTCCTTATAAACGGAGATGACGCACTGATCTCCGCTTCTAGGGGTCTGGACGTGCAGGACTACCCTTCTGGGTACCGACTCAACGTTCAGAAGACGACCGTGAGTGAGAACGTAGCCGAGCTAAACTCGACTGTGTTTCTCGCAAGCAGGGGTCGATGGCGCGAAGTACGCCATTGTCGCAGGGTAGGTGCCGGCGTCGATTATGCCGGGATGATGCACATGGCGAAGGCCACGAGCATCAGTCCGGCTTGGCAGGACGCGTACTCACGCACGCGTATCGGTCGCCGGTGGGGGTTCCTCCCATCTCAATTAGGACACAGGTCCTATGCCTCTTACAAGAGAGAGAGGCAGATGTTGGTCCGTCGTACTTATACGGATTTGCCACTTCAACCTTCCGAGGTCGAAGTTCCAGCATCATTGGTTCGCGTGTCTGGCAGACGTGCGAACCCCTTGGAGGTCGAAGCTCTTCGTGACTTCTTCTGGGGCCAAGGGAGGATGGGAGGTTGTAAGAGAGACGAGTGGCTTCCGTCCTGCGGAGCCATTCGTCGGACTTACGGGTACAGGGTCCGGCCCTGTATTAGCTTTGTGAGTTTTGTCGGCTCACAAGTTCCGAAGTTATGCGCTCTTCGCCGAAAAGCGCCCGATTTCTTTCTCCTTCCCGAGGAGTTTGAAACGGAGGAAGAAGGGGTGGGGCTCATGTTGTTGGATCTTTGGCGCAATGCCTTTGATTCGCTGGCCATGAGTCGAAGAGAAGGTGAGTGAGACCAAGCGTCTCTGGCCGACTGTGTTTGGCCCTCTTGCTGTCCGTCTTCTCTCGGACGTATCCTTCTCCGGGTGCCACGCCGAAGAACGTTGCTGACCGTGCCTCTTGAAGCCCCTGACCGAAAGTTCAGATGGTGGTAGGGACGGAGGCGACCCCGCCGTACTAACCCGTTACCAGTGGCAATGCTGGTCTTGCAGTCCTGTGTTCCGGACTGGCGGTTTGGAGGGGTTTTTGGTAACGGTTTAGTAGGCCGAAGAGAAGGGTGCGGTGTGGCGGCTTAAAATCCGCGGCTCTGAAAGTCAATAAAGAGTGTGAGAAGGGGTAAGGGGATAACCAATCGTCGCGGG